CTAATTTATTGCTCTGTACCTTGTTATCTATAACTAAACATTCGAAATTCTCTGTAGTTTGATTCATTACTTGATTGAAAGCTTCAAATGTTGGAAACATACCAGCATAATTATCATAAATACGCTTTCTATTTGCGATATATGGTTCTCTCAAAATAAACACATAATCTATGTTAGTTCTAAGTGTTGGAGGTATACCTAATGGATATTGCATACTAATTAATAACATTACTTTCCAATGTCTACCATTCATAAATAATAAACGCATCATTTTATCACGTGTCCAAGACTGGTCATATAAACAATCATCTAGAATAACAAACGCACGGGGGTCTATGGTTGTCTTACGATACATTTCTATTTCTTTATTTACTTGTTTCAGGACAGTTTTTTGGCGTCTCAGTACGTTCTCTATTAGTACTGTATTATATTCTTCATGAATAAACAATTTAGGTACATGAGCAGCATAAAACCCGTTTCCTGCTTCTGTACCAGATATAACGGTACCAATGGGTATATCTTGATGATAGAATAATAAATCTCTTACTAAAAACGACTTACCTGTATCACGACGTCCTATCATTACAATCACCGGTCCTTTGTTCTCATCTGGCTTAAATGTAATTTCCCGCATATTAAATTTTTTTAATTCTAGTGTCATTCAAGATAATAGTATATATGATAGAGATATAATCCTTAATATTGTCTAAACGAGTGTGTATTTACTAAATCAAATGAGTTTAGATGTATGCTTTTTTTTATATAATTCCATTATACCATTTTCATATAAAATGTCATCATTACCTGTATTTCCAATTACTTTATACAATAATTGTCATTTAGATATAGATAGTTTAGAACAAACAGTTGAAGGTTCTCCTGATGATTTAGAAAATGATTATAATCCTTTCAGAATTAGTCAGTTTCAAACATATAACCCATTGTATGCCCATTTTCTTTCATTGAAGAATGAACCTGATAATCACTTGGTTCAGTTAAACCATAAATTTCATATTATAAATAAGAATACAGTCACCGATGTCCTTACCGGAACAACACGCGAAAAGCCGATTTTTATTAAATATTCTCCACTATTGGACCCCATCCGATTCATGATTGGCAAATATGTACCAGATGGTTCTGCTATATACAATTTACCAAAATTAAACACATCACACTACCATAAGTTAGATGATAAGAATAATGCTGCATATACCGACTGTTTTTTTTACTATCTGACGAGTAAATCATTGCACGAATATAATTTTATACACGGTATTGATTTTTATGGCAGTTTTCTAGGCATTCAAGATAAGTATAAGATGAATGTTGCAGATGATATTGAATATCTGAACACGTCTCCATATTTCAATGACAATCTAAACAAATTGTTTTCTATATGCAATCATGATGTATCGTCTTATTATGCGGATAGTTCTCGCACAAACCGCACCAAATTGCGTATATCCAGCAATATCAATCATAATATTAGTGCGATTTCACTTGATGATATAATAGACCTTGACGGTTCTAATACAGAAATGGTTGAAACTGAAACTGTTTATGAGAACACCACCAAATTAAACTCTTCTGGAAACTCTTCTAATAATAGTATTTCTAGTTCAGACAACAGTGAATATAACGATAGTTCAGATGAAACTGGAGATGAAGATGATGATTCCAATTCAAATTCTGATGATGAAGAAGATTGGGAAACTGATTCCGATGATGCAGTTTCTTCAGACGAAAGCACTCATAGCGATGACGTACAATACGGATATATAAATAAGTTTCCTGTACAATTGATATGTTTAGAAAAATGCAAAGGCACCATTGACGAATTGTTTATTAAGCATAAGCTAGATAACAATACTGCTGCGGCTGCGCTATTCCAAGTAATAATGATGTTAATCACTTATCAAAAAATGTTTCATTTCACACATAACGATTTGCATACAAACAACATTATGTACATTGATACGACCGAACCGTATTTATACTACAACTACGAGAACATTTGTTATAAAGTGCCAACGCACGGCAGAATATTCAAACTTATTGATTTTGGACGTAGCATATATAAATTCAATGGTACAATTGTATGCAGTGATAGTTTTGCCCTCGGAGGTGATGCAGCAACTCAGTATAACTGCGAACCGTATTATGATAAAACCAAACCCCTAATTGAACCCAACTATAGCTTTGATTTATGCAGATTAGGGTGTTCTATTTATGATTTTATTATTCCAGATAATGAGGATTACTCTAAGTACGATGAGTTACAAAAGACGATACATAGATGGTGTTTAGATGACAGAGGAAAGAATGTATTATATAAACGAAACGGCGATGAACGTTATCCTAATTTCAAATTATATAAGATGGTGGCGAGAACCGTGAATAATCACACTCCACAAGAACAACTTAAATACCCATATTTTAACCAATTTGCTTACTCCGGCAAATTAAGTGATGATACCACTTGCATGGATATTGATAAATTACCTTGCTGTGTTTAGACCAAATGAATTATTTACTAACTAACTATATAGTAGATGATTGAGAACACAGAGGACGATACTACTCCACCTGAAAAATGGTTTTGTTATATTTTACGTAATAAACAACCTAGATATAGTCATTTAACATACAATGGTTCTACAAACAATCCATATCGTCGGCTTAGACAACATAATGAGGAAATCTCTGGCGGTGCTGTATATACTCACGGTCGTGGAGGCGGATGGGAAATATATGCATTATTAACAGGTTTTCCTGACCATCGGAATGCATTATCTTGTGAATGGAGAATCAAACATACTAATGGCAAACCGGGCAAACGACCCACTAATCATCTTGGCGTAAATGGACGTATAGTCGGACTGAACGATGTATTAAAGTTGGATAAATGGACGAGCAAATGTCTAACAAACAATGCGGATATGCAACTGACACTCTATTTGGCACAAGATGTTGCACATTATATAGACAACCAATCACTACCAACTAACATTCAAGTAGTAATTGGAATACCAGAATTTACGAAGTAACATCTCATTTTCGTAAGAATGAGATGCTATGGCTTACTATCTAGAACCCAGGATCACCTGTGAATACCTCGGTAGCAGACGGATTAAGAACCGCATTATCAGTAACAATGTTAAAAAAATCAGTCATTGTTCCATTTGATACATTGAATGCGAAAATGGCAGCCACACTAGATATCAATACAATCACTGCGTCTCTTATAACCAACTTTAATGGCTTCCATTCCTTTGAAATATATTTCATCTCAATTATTTTGATAGAACAAAAGAGAAAGGTGATTAATAGTGCCAATATAAACAACTTTTCCATTTTTAAATATATAATTCAACGACGATTATATATTACTTATTTATACGCATATCCCTAAATATCGTTTTTACTACAAAACTAAAATAATTCTTCTACGTCGTTTAAGACAAATGCATCGGACATAGGTTTAATTCCGGGTTCATTGTCTAGAACAGATATGTCACTTAAAGAAATTGGGTCTGTGTGGATTTGAATACGGTCTTCATCATCTGATTCTTGTTCATCTAATTTACGCTGAATCGCACGTGAAGTACTTATTTCTTCTAATCGCTCAATCGTTTTAGGAGCATCTATTTGATTGACATTATTACTTTCGTCTAATACTGAATCTAAATCATTGAATGATAACTTTGTCACCACTTCCTCATTATCAATATTTTGAATAACAGGAACAACCGCTGGAATGTCCTCTTCTTTTGTAATATGAGCATCTATCGGCTTTTCTTCATCCGCTACTGCCACTGGTTCTGGTTCTGGTTCTGGTTCTTCATCTTCTATTTTCTCAATAGTTACTTCTTCTTCTTGTTCAATGCTTTCATCCATGTATGCACGAATAATTGCCTCGGTCGGAATACTTTCACGTATCGCAATTAGAATACTTTCTTGTATAATAGTCTCTATCTCGCGCGTATTCTTTTGGTATTGCAAAGGGGATACGTTTTTATCAAATAGATACACGTTTGCATACGTTTTACGTGCAACATGGATATACACCTTATGAATAAAACTGTCAAGTTTCGGAATAGATATATCTATTTTTTTCTGCTTGTTGCCTACGCGAATACACGTTAAGACCTTCAGTTGAATAATATGAACACACGTAATCAGATCTTCTAAATAATTACAGCCACTTCGTTCTATAATTCGCTTACGTTCTTCTTCAATAATAACATTGTTCCATTTTGGGATACGTGACAGCAAGTTTTGGAAAGTCATTAAATATTTATTCGCCTCGTCGTTATCTAAACACAGCTTCCACGACTCATTGAATATTGAACGGATACCTCCTAATATTAAAGGCGTGAAAATACTGACAAGCCTACTACACCATTCATTCCTAGATTCTTGCAAATTTGACAATACAAAGTCGTCCATTAATTATAATGCTAACACACTTTTTATATCTGTTTCTGAACGTAAATATATATAATCCAGCATATATAACATTAACAATTTATCACACCGATATTCTGATTTGATTATGTTAAAGCATAATGGTATAGCGGACATCTTTTTATTATCAAACAAATGACTATGTTCTATATATTCTATTAAATCCAATCCAGAATATCCCTCTTCATATAACTGACACGATACTGTTATTAGTTCATTATGTGTAATATCAATGTCTTCTAAATAGGAAAGAATATTCCTTATGCTATCAAATCGTTCTGTATCTAACTTAGTATCAATACCTACGACTAGTCGTTTATTTAAGCTTACAACCACATCATCCTCCATATATTCTGCAACATAAATTTCACAGAAACGCGATAATATTGGTTTTAATAATTTGTCCTTGTTCTCAACGACAATAAAAAATCGTGTGTTATGGCTAAACAATTCTATACAGCGACGTAATGCTGACTGTGCATCTATTGTTAAAAAATCCGCATTCAATAATATAATAGATTTGAAATTTGACCCATTATTAGATTGAATATTCGTCTTTGCAAAAAACTTTACATCTTCACGTATAAACCGTATTCCCTTTCCGTGCGCGCAATTCACATACATCACATTGTTCTTTATAATGGACTTGTTATCATCATATATTTTACTGATAAACCAATTCAAAATCGTCTTTTTGCCTGTTCCGTGATACCCATGTAGGATAATGTGGGGTATTTTACCCGAAGTATAGAAACTGTTTAATTTTTCATACACCCCCACGTGATGTGACAATGGTTCCATATTACACTTATATTACATACGGTTTATATGTATTTTGTAAATTATTCCTTTTTCAACAATACCAATTGTTTTGTAAAGACATACCGTTCTTGGTTCATCGTTCTCCTACGTAAATTACAATTCAAACACGCGATTGCCACGTTATCATTATTGTGTCCGATGGTATTGTCAATGCGTTCTAATGACCATTGTGTCGGTTCTCTAACATTTTCATAGAGAACCTTTGTATTTGAATTACAGTAAAAACACATACAATTACACTCTATTAACAACTGCAAGGTTCTCTCTAATGTTATAAATTGTTCTTCATTATATTTTTGTTTTAATGTATCTTGACTATGATATCCGTATAATTTCGCCTTCAATTGTTGTAACACTATTTTGCATTTATGTTCATTTTGAATCGTAATACTATTATTATATATTTGCTTTATGTATTCTAATTGGTTCTCCGCTAGCAAATCCGCTTCGGTAAATGTCCATTCATTTCCAGTTGTTATCACTCGTTTGCGTGGTACCTTTGGTTCTGGTTCCGATTCCGATTCAGGTTCCGAGTTATTATCCCGCTTTTCCTTCTTTGGTGTTAAATCTACATTTATATGTTTAATGTTACCTTCTTTCGGGGCTTGTGCAATATCAGACATACACATTTGTATTCGTTTTATGTTCTCCATCTACAGCTATACTATACAAATAATTTTTTTACTTCTAATTTACGCACACACATATATGTAATAAGTCATTTATGAAAAGAAGATAAACGTTATGCTTTATATAATATAAAGAGGTTAGACAATACTATGTTTACTAATAATCAACTAACAAACCATTCACCTGTGAATGAAACCAAAAATACATTGAATGAAACACATATTAGCCACGACAATAATTACAATGAAATTGATAGGTTACTTGAAAAGGAAAAACTACGAAACAAAAGTGATGCTTGGAATAAGAT